AAAATGGCTGTGAAAATATCGCCCGCGAAATGCCAGGCTGATTAGGAAAACAGGAAAGGGGGGTAGTGAATGCTTTTGCTTGATCTCAGTTTCTGTATTAATATCCATTTTTTATAAGCGTCGACGGCCTCACGAAACATCTTTTCATCGCCAATAAAAGTGGCGATAGTGAATTTAGTCTGGATAGCAATAATTGTTTGATCCATTTTTCGGGACTCCTGGCTGATTAAGTATGTCGATAAGGCGTTTCCATCCGTCACGTAATTTACGGGTAATTCGTTCAAGTAAAGATTCGGAAGGGCAGCCAGCAACAGGCCACCCTGCAATGGCATATTGCATGGTGTGCTCCTTATTTATACATAACGAAAAACGCCTCGAGTGAAGCGTAATTGGTATGCGGTAACGCCGCGCTCAGGCGGCTTTGATAGTCATATCATCTGGATCAAATATTCCTGATGTATCGATATCGGTAATTCTTATTCCTTCGCTACCATCCATTGGAGGCCATCCTTCCTGACCATTTCCATCATTCCAGTCGAACTCACACACAACACCATATGCATTTAAGTCGCTTGAAATTGCTATAAGCAGAGCATGTTGCGCCAGCATGATTAATACAGCATTTAATACAGAGCCGTGTTTATTGAGTCGGTATTCAGAGTCTGACCATAAATTATTAATCTGGTGAAGTTTTTCCTCTGTTATTACGTCATGGTCGATTTCAATTTCTATTGATGCTTTCCAGTCGTAATCAATGATGTATTTTTTGATGTTTGACATCTATTCATATCCTCATAGATAAAAAATCGCCCTCACACTGGAGGGCAAAGAAGATTTCCAATAATCAGAACAAGTCGGCTCCTGTTTAGTTACGAGCGACATTGCTCCGTGTATTCACTCGTTGGAATGAATACACAGTGCAGTGTTTATTCTGTTGTTTATGCCAAAAATAAAGGACGATTATGCGACCTCGGAAGGAAGTCCAATCATCTTATTCAAATCTTCTACCCGTAAAGCAGGAAGTGCTGTACTTGCTTTATCTGCTTCTTTTGGTAGCAACTCTTTGCTTTCAGGCCAAACTTCAATAAGTCGCTTAACTGTTGTGACTGAGTTCAAAGCAGCCCATACATTTGATTCGATATCCTTTTTCTTGGCTTCAAGTTTTTGTTGCAATGCGCAGATTTCATCAAACCTTTTTGTTATTTCGTGTTCTGCGCTAAACATGCATTTATCTTTGGTCGGAGTAGGGAGCAATATATCTTCGCCGTTGCCGTCTTTCCCATATGAATACCAGCCAACCCTTCTGCCAGATACAGTCAGATAAATTGAAGTTGAACGGGCATCGCATGAGTAAAATGAACATCCCAGCTTTTCAAGTTCTTCGCTTATAGCCATTAACTTGGATGATAACTGATCCACTTCCTCAGTTTTCTTTTTACCGCCAAACGCAACAACTCTGGCGTCAAGTGCAAGCTGGTTATTTAACTTTGTTACTTCTTTAAGTTCAGTGAAAACCCCAGACTTAATTAAAGCGTTACGAGCGATTATCTCTTTCATTCTCGTTGTTAAGCGGATTGATGACATATTAATTTCTCTCAAATAAGTGGTTTGCTGCCTAATTTCATTTTCTGGCGACCAACACAAGTCATTTTGCTGTCAGTTGTTTGGATTTCCGGTAGCCTGCCGCGTAAAGAGCTACGTTCGGAAGACAAGTTGAGCCTTCATATTTTCTGGTCAACGTTGTCAGTGTTATTACTTCTGCTCTCATTGCTGGTTTGCGCTTGCATTGCAAGACCACTCGAGAGGGGGTTGGTCTGTGTAGCTTGTCGGAGCTAATCGCCTCCTGACTTTGCAGGTTTGCGCGACGAGCTCTACGACGAGAAGCTGAGGTGCCTTTAAATTCTGTTTTTCTGGACATAGATTCCTCCCGAATAAACTTTGGTGATGCAATCTCGAAGCTCCTCCTGAGACGGTTGCTTCGGCATTGCATCCCACAGCTCATGTGGTTGGGTGATCTGGCTTTTCAGCCACGTAGTCGAGAGTTCGACGTTGTTTAAAGAGCCTGCCAGTCTGTTCCGTTTGGCTTCCAGCGTCCTGCTGACGGTTAAATAGTACGATATGTACTTTATTGGGTCAATACGATTTGTTCTAAAATAGGGTGATTTTTTATAACACTTTGTATTTAATAGTGTTGTTTTTTAGCGTGGGTGTATCGCCTCGGCGATGTAAGGAGAGATCAGAATTGCGTGGTTTAGTGAGTTGTATCTATTTATTTTTCAATAAATACATTTGGTTATGTGTCTTTAGGTGGGGGCGTGAGGCAAAGAAAACCCGGCGCTGAGGCCGGGGTATGCATTTATGGTTTTTTTTGGTCGTGCTTTGCTAGGGCTTTATGAGTTTTCTTAATGCTGCTTCTAACTTTCTGAATTTTTTCTTGGGAAAGTTTTATGTTTTCAGGGGCTGTTCCAGTGTTAGAAATCATTACATTGCGAACAGATCTCCCTACGGTCTCAGCAGCATTCTCTAGTTGAGACTGTCCCTTCAGGTTCTGGTTTCTGATTCTTGCTTCTGTCTGTGTAATTCTGAATATATTGGCCGCGAGCTCTTCGCTTCCCATGAAGTCAAGCATCGTTCCATCTTTTTTAGTTAGGCCTTTTCGAGCTTTCAACTGTGAGAGATTCATATTGTACATCCCACGGTAGCCCGCATTTTGAAATAGACCATAGTCGACTACTCCGTGTTTATGGGCTACATGACTGAGAGTTTTCTCTCTAGATGTAATCTCGCCACGCAAATAAACTCGATTAACTGCGTCATGGTTATGATATGTAGTGTGTATTTCTGCTGCGAGCCCAGCAAAATAAGCTTGTGCATTTGCAACTTTTTGATTGCTGATGTCACCATTCATTACAATCAGATAACAAGCGAAACGAGTTAATTTAAAGTCATTTTTCGCATTTTCTGAAGGCATCTGGATGAAGTTATCGTATACAGGGATATCGAGGCTCACACATACAGATGTAGCTTTGTTAATGGCTTTCAATATCTGATCCATGCCATTATATCCAAGCATCATCGCTAAATCAGATGCAAACCAATAGGTAACACCGTTTTCTCTAGCGAAATCATCAAATGTTAACTGTGATGTGTCATCGAAAACAGTAATTTGCCTACTCATATCACACCCGAACTTACTCATCGATTTTCCCTTATATTAATATAATGTGGATAGTTTGTCGCCAACTCGCTAAAGTTATTCATTATGAGGTTTGCCATCCATCACCCAAACGTCTCTTCAGGCCACTGACTAGCGATAACTTTCCCCACAACGGAACAACTCTCATTGCATGGGATCATTGGGTATTGTGGATTTAGTGGCTGTAGAAACACCTGACCGCTATCCCTGATCAGTTTCTTGAAGGTAAATTCATCACCACCAAGTCTGGCTATGCAGAAATCGCCGAGCTCAACAGCTTGCTCTGGGTCAACCAGAATTAACATCCCGTCAGGAAAACTAGGTTTGGAACCTGTTGGGGCGGTCATTGAGTTACCTTCAACCTCAAGCCAGAATGCAGAGTCACTGGCTTTTTTGGTTGTGCTTACCAATCTCTCCGCATCGCCTTTGGTAAAGGTTCTGAGTTCTGGAGAGAACATCCCAGCCTGAACATGAGAAAAAACAGGGTACTCATATTGTTTTTTAACTGGGGCCGATGAGTATTCGCCAACAGGTGAAAATGTCCCGTCGTGGTTGAATGATATGTTATCAATACCAAGGTATTTAAACACCACACCAATATCACTAAGAGATGGATGACGAGATCCGCGCAACCAGTGTCCAATCCCACCCTGCGTCATACCTAGCTCTTCGGCTAACTTCTCTTGAGTTATGCCGAGCTCTTTCATTCTGGATCTAGCCAGTTCATACCATTTCATTTTCATGTCCTTATTATTACGCTCTGTATTGCAACCATCCATGCACAATGTGTATTTTTGCTTGCATTCAAAAAGTACATATTGTATTTTTTTCTTCATGGTTACTATGGAGGGCATATGAGCAACCTACGAAAATATCGAGAGTCACTGAATATCTCTCAAACAACACTTGCTAAGGCAGTTGGATGCACACAGGGAGCTATCGGACATTGGGAATCTGGTCGTCGCTTCCCAGACCTTAAAACATGCCGTGCTCTTGTTGCGTGTCTAAACAAGTTAGGCGCAAAAGTAAGTCTTGATGACGTGTTCCCGCCGGAGCACAAAGCCGCTTAATAAGCGGAGCCGCTCTTTGTAACAACGGACATTCGTCCTACGTCGCTGAAAAGCGAGCCCCAAGATATCTGACCAACTAAGGCCATATGCGTTTCCACGCATACCTTTCAACTAACTATTCACTATTGGAAATCTTAAGAAATGGAACAAACAAGTTACAGCAAACTATCACAGCGTGACGTTGATCGCGCAGAAACAGATTTACTCATCAACCTGTCAACGCTTACCCAGCGTGGTCTGGCAAAGATGATTGGCTGTCATGAATCGAAGATAAGCAGAACGGACTGGCGGTTTATTGCTTCGGTCTTGTGTGCTTTCGGAATGGCATCAGACATCAGTCCGATTAGCAGGGCTTTTAAGTATGCGCTTGATGAAATCACAAAGAAAAAATCCCCGGCTGCCACCGAGGATTTTAAGCAAATTGATATGCAATTCTGAGGGAATTACTGGATCAATCCACAGGAGTCATTATGACAAATATAGCAAAAATACTCAACTTCGGCAGAGGTAACTTTGCCGAACAGGAGCGTAATGTGGCAGATCTCGATGATGGTTACGTCAGACTATCAAATATGCTGCTTGAGGCTTATTCAGGCGCAGATCTGACCAAGCGACAGTTTAAAGTGCTGCTTGCCATTCTGCGTAAAACCTATGGGTGGAATAAACCAATGGACAGAATCACCGATTCTCAACTTAGCGAGATTACAAAGTTACCCGTCAAACGGTGCAATGAAGCCAAGTTAGAACTCGTCAGAATGAATATTATCAAGCAGCAAGGCGGCATGTTTGGACCAAATAAAAACATCTCAGAATGGTGTATCCCTCAAAACGAGGGAAAATCCCCTAAAACGAGGGATAAAACATCCCTCAAATTGAGGGATTGCTATCCCTCAAAACAGGGGGACACAAAAGACACTATTACAAAAGAAAAAAGAAAAGATTATTCGTCAGAGAATTCAGGCGAATCCTCTGACCAGCCAGAAAACGATCTTTCTGTGGAGAAACCAGATGCTGCAATTCAGAGCGGCAGCAGGTGGGGGACAGCAGAAGATCTGACCGCCGCAGAGTGGATGTTTGACATGGTGAAGACCATCGCGCCATCAGCCAGAAAACCGAATTTTGCAGGGTGGGCTAACGATATCCGCCTGATGCGTGAACGTGACGGACGTAACCATCGCGACATGTGTGTACTGTTCCGCTGGGCATGCCAGGACAACTTCTGGTCCGGTAACGTGCTGAGCCCGGCCAAACTCCGCGACAAGTGGACCCAGCTCGAAATCAACCGTAACAAGCAACAGGCAGGCGTGACAGCCTGCAAACCAAAACTCGACCTGACAAACACTGACTGGATTTACGGGGTGGATTTATGAAAAACATCGCCGCACAGATGGTTAACTTTGACCGTGAGCAGATGCGTCGGATCGCCAACAACATGCCGGAACAGTACGACGAAAAGCCTCAGGTACAGCAGGTAGCGCAGATCATCAACGGTGTGTTCAGCCAGTTACTGGCAACTTTCCCGGCGAGCCTGGCTAACCGTGACCAGAACGAACTGAACGAAATCCGCCGCCAGTGGGTTCTGGCTTTCCGGGAAAACGGGATCACCACAATGGAACAGGTTAACGCAGGAATGCGCGTAGCCCGTCGGCAGAATCGACCATTTCTGCCATCACCCGGGCAGTTTGTTGCATGGTGCCGGGAAGAAGCATCCGTTATCGCCGGACTGCCAAACGTCAGCGAGCTGGTTGATATGGTTTACGAGTATTGCCGGAAGCGAGGCCTGTATCCGGATGCAGAGTCTTATCCGTGGAAATCGAACGCGCACTACTGGCTGGTTACCAACCTGTACCAGAACATGCGGGCCAATGCGCTGACTGACGCGGAATTACGACGCAAGGCTGCCGATGAACTGACCTGTATGACAGCGCGAATTAACCGTGGTGAGACGATACCTGAACCAATAAAACAACTTCCTGTCATGGGCGGCAGACCTCTAAATCGTGTTCAGGCGCTGGCGAAGATCGCAGAAATTAAAGCTAAGTTCGGACTGAAAGGAGCAAGTGTATGACGGGCAAAGAGGCAATTATTCATTACCTGGGGACGCATAATAGCTTCTGTGCGCCGGACGTTGCCGCGCTAACAGGCGCAACAGTAACCAGCATAAATCAGGCCGCGGCTAAAATGGCACGGGCAGGTCTTCTGGTTATCGAAGGTAAGGTCTGGCGAACGGTGTATTACCGGTTTGCTACCAAGGAAGAACGGGAAGGAAAGATGAGCACGAACCTGATTTTTAAGGAGTGTCGCCAGAGTGCCACGATGAAACGGATATTGGCGGTATATGGAGTTAAAAGATGACCATCTACATCACTGAGCTAATCACAGGCCTGCAGGTAATCGCAGGCCTTTTTATTTGGGGGAGAGGGAAGTCATGAAAAAACTAACCTTTGAAATTCGATCTCCGGCACATCAGCAAAACGCTATTCACGCAGTACAGCAAATCCTTCCAGACCCAACCAAACCAATCGTAGTAACCATTCAGGAACGCAACCGCAGCTTAGACCAAAACAGGAAGCTATGGGCCTGCTTAGGTGACGTCTCTCGTCAGGTTGAATGGCATGGTCGCTGGCTGGATGCAGAAAGCTGGAAGTGTGTGTTTACCGCAGCATTAAAGCAGCAGGATGTTGTTCCTAACCTTGCCGGGAATGGCTTTGTGGTAATAGGCCAGTCAACCAGCAGGATGCGTGTAAGCGAATTTGCGGAGCTATTAGAGCTTATACAGGCATTCGGTACAGAGCGTGGCGTTAAGTGGTCAGACGAAGCGCGACTGGCTCTCGAATGGAAAGCGCGATGGGGAGATCGGGCTGCATGACTATCAAATCAAATACGCCAGCACACGACAAGGACTGCTGGCAAACGCCGCTTTGGCTTTTTGATGCACTGGATATTGAGTTTGGATTCTGGCTGGATTCGGCAGCGAGCGACAAAAACGCTCTGTGCGCTCACTGGCTAACTGAGGACGACGACGCGCTCAATTCTGAGTGGGTAAGCCACGGTGCAATCTGGAATAACCCACCGTACAGCAATATCAGGCCGTGGGTGGAAAAAGCCGCTGAGCAGTGTATACAACAGCGACAGACGGTAGTGATGCTTGTGCCAGAGGATATGTCTGTCGGATGGTTCAGCAAGGCTCTGGAGAGTGTTGACGAAGTTCGTATTATCACTGATGGACGGATTAATTTTATCGAACCATCGACAGGGCTGGAGAAGAAGGGAAACAGCAAAGGCTCCATGCTGCTGATTTGGCGACCGTTCATCAGTCCTCGACGGATGTTTACTACCGTATCCAAAGCGGCATTGATGGCGATCGGGCAGGGCGTCAGGAGGGCTGCATGAGACGACAGCGACGAAGCATCACCGACATAATCTGCGAAAACTGCAAATACCTTCCAACGAAACGCTCCAGAAATAAACGCAAGCCAATCCCAAAAGAATCTGACGTAAAAACCTTCAACTACACGGCTCACCTGTGGGATATCCGGTGGCTAAGACATCGTGCGAGGAATACAAGGTGATTGACCCAAATCGAAGTTACGAACAAGAAAGCGTCGAGCGGGCTTTAACGTGCGCTAATTGCGGTCAGAAGCTGCATGTGCTGGAAGTTCACGTGTGTGAGCACTGCTGTGCAGAGCTGATGAGCGATTCGAATAGCTCGATGCACGAGGAAGAAGATGATGGCTAAACCAGCGCGAAGACGATGTAAAAACGATGAATGTCGGGAATGGTTTCACCCTGCATTCGCTAATCAGTGGTGGTGCTCTCCAGAGTGTGGAACCAAGATAGCACTCGAACGACGAAGTAAAGAACGCGAAAAAGCGGAAAAAGCAGCAGAGAAGAAACGACGACGAGAGGAGCAGAAACAGAAAGATAAACTTAAGATTCGAAAACTCGCCTTAAAGCCCCGCAGTTACTGGATTAAACAAGCCCAACAAGCCGTAAACGCCTTCATCAGAGAAAGAGACCGCGACTTACCATGTATCTCGTGCGGAACGCTCACGTCTGCTCAGTGGGATGCCGGACATTACCGGACAACTGCTGCGGCACCTCAACTCCGATTTGATGAACGCAATATTCACAAGCAATGCGTGGTGTGCAACCAGCACAAAAGCGGAAATCTCGTTCCGTATCGCGTCGAACTGATTAGCCGCATCGGGCAGGAAGCAGTAGACGAAATCGAATCAAACCATAACCGCCATCGCTGGACTGTCGAAGAGTGCAGGACCATCAAGGCGGAGTATCAACAGAAACTTAAAAAACTGCGAAACAGCAGAAGTGAGGCTGCATGAATATCTACGAAAGAATTGATGGCAGCAAATACCGAAATATTTGGGTAGTTGGCGATCTGCACGGATGCTACACGAACCTGATGAACAAACTGGATACGATTGGATTCGACAACAAAAAAGACCTGCTTATCTCGGTGGGCGATTTGGTTGATCGTGGTGCAGAGAACGTTGAATGCCTGGAATTAATCACATTCCCCTGGTTCAGAGCTGTACGTGGAAACCATGAGCAAATGATGATTGATGGCTTATCAGAGCGTGGAAACGTTAATCACTGGCTGCTTAATGGCGGTGGCTGGTTCTTTAATCTCGATTACGACAAAGAAATTCTGGCTAAAGCTCTTGCCCATAAAGCAGAAGAACTTCCGTTAATCATCGAACTGGTGAGCAAAGGTAAAAAATATGTCATCTGCCACGCCGATTATCCTTGTGACGAATACGAATTTGGAAAGCCAGTTGATCATCAGCAGGTAATCTGGAACCGCGAACGAATCAGCAACTCACAAGACGGGATCGTTAAAGAAATTAAAGGCGCGGACACGTTTATCTTTGGTCATACGCCAGCAGTGAAACCACTCAAATTTGCCAACCAGATGTATATCGATACTGGGGCAGTGTTCTGCGGAAATCTCACATTGATTCAGGTACAGGGAGAAGGCGCATGAGACTCGAAAGCGTAGCTAAATTTCATTCGCCAAAAAGCCCGATGATGAGCGACTCACCACGGGCCACGGCTTCTGACTCTCTTTCCGGTACTGATGTGATGGCTGCTATGGGGATGGCGCAATCACAAGCCGGATTCGGAATGGCTGTATTCTGTGGTAAGCACGAACTCAGCCAGAACGACAAACAAAAGGCTATCAACTATCTGATGCAATTTGCACACAAGGTATCGGGGAAATACCGTGGCGTGGCAAAGCTTGAAGGAAATACTAAGGCAAAGGTACTGCAAGTGCTCGCAACATTCGCTTATGCGGATTATTGCCGTAGTGCCGCTACGCCGGGCGCAAGATGCAGAGATTGCCACGGTACAGGCCGTGCGGTTGATATAGCCAAAACAGAGCAGTGGGGGATAGTTGCTGAGAAAGAGTGCGGAAGATGTAAAGGCGTCGGTTATTCAAGAATGCCAGCAAGCGCCGCATATCGCGCTGTGACGATGCTAATCCCAAACCTTACCCAACCCACCTGGTCACGCACTGTTAAGCCGCTGTATGACGCTCTGGTTGTGCAATGCCACAAGGAAGAGTCAATCGCAGACAACATTTTGAATGCGATCACACGTTAGCGCCATGATTGCCACGGATGGCAACATATTAACGGCATAATATTGACTTTTTGAATAACTTTGGGGAAACTTGACACCAATAATGGGCGTTTTTTACATGTCATTGATGAGTCTCAATAACCTGCCGCCGAGTAGTTTTTATGCTCTGAATTGTATTTGTGTAGTAAACATGCTGACTGCAATGTAATAGAGTTTTTTTAGCCTGTAACCTCTTGACGGCATTGAATTGCTTTTGTTATGAGTTGTAAGCCAATGTTATCATCTTGTATTGGGGTGGTTATGAAGGATGGTGCGCTGCTCAGGAGTTCTTCACTTTTTATTGCCTACATGGGATGCCTTGGATGGGGGAGTGCTTATTTCTATGGATGGGGTACTTCTTTTTACTACGGCTTCCCATGGTGGATTGTAGGTGCAGGTGTTGATGATGTTGCCAGAAGTTTATTTTTTGCAGTTATCGTCATTGCTATATTTCTTATCGGTTGGGGTATTGGTGTTGTATTCTTTTTCGCAGTGAAAAGAAAACATTCTATGCAAGAGCTAAATGTATTTCGCCTTTATTTTGCTGTGGAATTATTGTTTGTGCCGGCAATTATTGAGTTTTCTATATTGAGACAGAAGATTCAGGTACCTCTTTTGCTACTGTCAGCAGCGATTGCGCTGGCGGTTACAATTTCGATAAGATCTTATGGGCGATTTTTATCGGTATCATGCTTCTATGATAAGCCATTTATAAAAAAACATTTTTTTGAGATTGTGATGATTGCTTTTGTGGCATATTTCTGGCTTTTTTCATTTCTGACAGGATATTACAAACCACAGTTTAAGAAAGAATATGAAATGATTAATTATAATGATGGTTGGTATTATGTTCTTGCTCGTTATGATAATTGTCTGGTTTTGTCTACTTCTTTCAATGCAGGTAGTAAAAGGTTTGTGATTTATCAATCAGCACAAGATAAGAATCTTCAGGTTGATATTGTAAGGACCAGAATTTAATTGGCTGCATAAATAATATTTTAAGTTGCAAGTTGGCTATTCGTAGGAATAGAACCTTAGGCATGCTGAATGCGTTTTCTGAACATTGTTTTATAAACTGTGTCTGCTTGCTGTTGTGATCCTGCTTTTAGTGATGGTGATGATGGATTTCACCAGCAGGATAATGTTGGTACTGACTGATGGCGCTCTGGTCTGCGGCATTGTGGTATTGCTGTGGCCGATGATGAAAGAACAGAATGAATAATTCTTGACTTTTTTGTTTACTGTTTATTAAAAAACCAACCGCATGGTGAATCCTCCTTGGAGGGGCTAAATGATCGAGTTTTAAGGGCACGTAGCGAGTTCTGTTTGATCATTGCAGAACTTAGCGGGAGGCGCCATGCGTACATCACTAATGTTATTTCCTTCTATCATTTTCCTTGTGAGTTCTGGCTGCGCATGGCGCGGCCTTTTTTTTATGACCTGCCACTGGCAGATGGTCATCCTGTGATTTGATTCCGGTTCCGGCTTTTTAACTCTGTTCCTGTACACGGGAGAAATTCGATGTCGATTAAACATTACGATGTTGTCAGGGCGGCGTCGCCGTCAGACCTTGCGGAAAAGCTGACACACAAACTGAAAGAGGGCTGGCAGCCATACGGCGGACCGGTTGCCATTACGCCGTACACACTGATGCAGGCGGTGGCTATTGAAGGAGAGCCACAGGTCGGCCCTTCATCTGAGCCGGATTGGTACTACGTCATCGTACTGGCCGGGCAGTCCAATGCCATGGCTTACGGTGAAGGGCTTCCGCTGCCGGATTCATACGATGCTCCGGATCCGCGCATTAAACAGCTGGCGCGCCGCAGTACAGTGACGCCGGGCGGGGCTGCCTGCAGATATAACGATATTATTCCGGCTGACCACTGTCTGCATGATGTGCAGGATATGAGTACGCTGAATCATCCGAGGGCTGACCTGAGCAAAGGGCAGTACGGCTGTGTCGGCCAGGGTTTACATATTGCCAAAAAACTGCTCCCGTATATCCCGAATAACGCGGGGATCCTGCTGGTACCATGCTGTCGTGGTGGTTCGGCATTTACCCAGGGCGCGGAGGGGACATTCAGCGAGTCCACGGGGGCCAGTCAGGATTCGGCACGCTGGGGGGTGGGCAAGCCGTTATATCAGGATCTGATTTCCCGCACAAAAGCGGCATTGCAGAAAAATCCCAAAAACGTTCTGCTGGCCGTCTGCTGGATGCAGGGTGAGTTTGACATGAGTGCCGCCACCCACGCACAGCAACCTGCGCTGTTTACAGCCATGCTGACACAGTTTCGTGCTGACCTCTCCGTGTTTAACGCGCAGTGCCATGGTGGCAGCGCTGTAGATGTGCCGTGGATTTGTGGTGACACGACGTATTACTGGAAAAATACATACGCTACCCAGTACGACACCGTGTACGGCGGGTATAAAAACAGGGAGAGTGAGGGCGTTTATTTTGTGCCCTTCATGACAGACGGTAACGGCGTCAATACCGCCACTAACGCGCCGGCAGAAGATCCGGATATTCCGGCATCAGGATATTACGGTGCGGCATCGAGAACGAATGGAAACCAGGTATCATCAAACCGCCCGACACATTTCAGTTCATGGGCGCGCAGGAGCATTATTCCGGATCGTCTGGCAACCGCTATTCTGAACGCAGCCGGGCGCACCTCAGCCTTCATCAGTGGTAAGGCACCGGAAATCAAACCCTCGCCCGGCGGCAACACGCCATCGGGTCCGTCTGCAGATACGTCCGTTCGCACAATCTCCCTGCTGCCGGCAGCCGGAGAGGCTGCTGCGCAGGGCTGGAGCATTAAGGATGGCGGAATTCAGTTGTCAGATGGTGTATTTAAGATCACCAAGCAGAGCAATAAAACCTGGTCCCTGACGCATCCGGTGGATGACGCAATTACCCTGCTGACACAGGGCGGCAGACTGACCTGTAAGTTCCGCCTGTCAGGCGCACTGACCAACAATCAGTTCGGGCTGGGGATTTATCTGTATACGGATGCTCCCGTTCCTGATGGTGTGGCGATGACGGGTACCGGTAATCCGTTCCTGATGTCGTACTTCACTCAGACCACTGACGGCAGAGTGAATCTGATGCATCACAGGAAAGCCGGAAACACGAAGCTGGGGGAGTTCGGCGATTACGGTAACGACTGGCAGACGCTGGAGCTGGTGTTCACCGCCGGCAGTGCCACGGTTACTCCGAAACTGAATGGAGTGGCTGGCCCGGCATTCCAGGTTATAAAAGACAGTCTGACACTGGGACTGAATGCGCTGACGCTGACGGATGTTACAAAAAATGCAGCGTATGGCGTTGAGATAGAAAGTCTGGTGCTGGAGATAAATGCACCGGCAGCATAATAAAAAAAGCCAGCGACTGACCTGAAAAAGAAGACGCTGGCTAAAAGGCCTTATATGTTTGTAGAGACTTATTTTTCACAGACAGCAATGATGCCTGTCAATATATTATCAATATGCGGATTGTTTCAGTTACAGATGCTTTATTAAGGAAAAAAACAGCCAGCACTGACTTTCGGTGGAGAGGTGCTGGCTCAAAAGGATAGATGTACTTCACATGTTGCTTCTATATGGCAGTACATTTTCTGACAGACAGTGACGGATGTTGTCAAGATATTGTGTCATTTATAACCTGAATCGGGGGAGGCCGGAATGTTATCTGGCATTTTTAGCAGAGCCTGAATGCCATAATCACGGCTCCCGGTGTTGGCCGTCAGTGGGTGACACTGGCGGCTTTTTTGTTTTTCTTTACTTTCATTTTCTGTCGGCGGTGACGGAGACATACATCAGATGGAAAAAATCACAACAGGTGTGTCATACACCACGTCAGCGGTGGGGACGGGATACTGGTTACTGCAGCTGCTGGACAAAGTCTCTCCGTCCCAGTGGGTGGCAATAGGTGTGCTGGGAAGTCTGCTGTTTGGCCTGCTGACGTATCTGACAAATCTTTATTTCAAGATTAAAGAAGATAAGCGTAAGGCTGCGAGAGGTGAATAATGTCGCCGTCATTACGCAAGGCTGTTGCAGCTGCTATTGGTGGTGGGGCTGTTGCCATAGCGTCTGTGCTCATCACTGGTCCAGGTGGTAACGATGGTCTGGAAGGTGTCAGCTACATACCATACGAAGATATCGTTGGCGTATGGACTGTATGTCACGGACACACCGGAAAAGACATCATGCCCGGTAAAACGTATACCGAAGCAGAATGCAAAGCACTCTTGAATAAAGACCTTGCCACGGTCGCCAGACAAATTAACCCGTACATCAACGTCGATATACCGGAAACAACGCGCGGCGCTCTTTACTCGTTCGTTTACAACGTGGGCGCTGGTAATTTCAGAACATCGACGCTTCTTCGCAAAATAAACCAGGGTGATATCAAAGGCGCATGTGACCAGCTACGTCGCTGGACATACGCTGGCGGTAAGCAATGGAAAGGGCTGATGACCCGTCGTGATATTGAGCGTGAAGTCTGTTTGTGGGGGCAGCAATGAGCAGGGTAACCGCGATTATCTCCGCTCTGGTTATTTGCATCATCCTCTGCCTGTCATGGGCTGTTAATCATTACCGTGATAACGCCATCGCCTACAAAGAGCAGCGTGATAAAAAAGTCAGTGAGCTGAAGCAGGCGACCGCCACCATTACTGACATGCAGCAACGCCAGCGTGCTGCTGATGTACTCGATGCTAAATACACGAAGGAGTTGGCTGATGCGAAAGCTGAAAATGATGCTCTTCGGCGCAAGCTTGATAATGGTGGTCGGGTGCTCGTCAAAGGAAAATGCTCTGTGCCATCCTCAGCCGAAACCTCCAGCGCCTCCGGCATGGGCAATGATGCCACCGTCGAACTCTCTCCAGTTGCTGGACGAAACGTTCTCGGTATCCGGGACGGAATTATCCGTGACCAAACAGCACTGAGAACGCTTCAGGAGTACATCAGGACGCAATGCCTGAAATAATTTTTTTGCAAATCACAAAGTCAATTTAATGAGCCTCGCGATGCGGGGCTTTTTTATGTCCGCAGTAAACGCGCATCTCACGCGCATATTAACGAGAGCCTTTCAGTAAGCGAGCCTGAGAAATGCCGTTATAGGTGGCGACCTCTCTCGGGCGGCTTTTCTGTGAGACAGGCTCACTTTCTAAAAGGTAAAGACGCTATGAATAATCATTCAGTTATTCCAGCCTTCGACTTCCGAGAAATGGTGCAAGCCAAAAACGGAGAGGTCGTTACCACATCCAGAAAAATTGCCAAGTACTTCGGCAAGCGACACGGTGATGTTCTCAGGAAAATCGAGCAGGTTAAGGCTGATTGCTCGCGTGAGTTTAGCCAACGCAATTTTGCGTCGGCTGATTATATCGATGAGCAGGGCAAGGTTCGCCCGATGTACAGCCTGACGAAAGATGGCTGGATCATGGTTGTGATGGGGTTCACCGGGAAAGCTGCTGCGGCAATCAAGGAGAGCTATATCGCAGCATTCAACTGGATGGCAGAGCAACTGAGCCGCCGCATGGCAATTGGCGAAGAAATGCAGCACCGCTACGCCATCAAAGAAACACGCTCAAAGCTGAAAGGTACGATCGGCAGTCGGTTAATGAACGAACGGAAGAGAGAGAAGCGTGTCCTGGCTGTCGAGCATGAATACATTTTGCAGGTGACACAGCCTGAACTGCTGATTAATTGAAGATGTCATTACAAAGCCTATCTACGGGTGGGCTTGATAATGGCTTATACCCTGCACGGGATAACTTAACTGATATCCCTTTTAACGGATAAAGGTATTCAGGCCTGACACATCATGCGCTGTATCGTCGCCGTATTCCCGCATTAACCATGACCGTAGCCCGACGGGGAACTCCTCTGCGCGAGTGTGCGGGAATAATCAAAAACGATGCACACCGGGTTTTTACCGCGTTTATGATTCGCGGGTTTGTCCCTCATGCTCGCCAGTCCTGTGCGGGGGTGGAAGAAACAGGACGTGTATTCAGGTCTGTGCAACCGTGGTTGCACGACTTTTGTCGTTCAGCTATTAAATCCCATTACGAAGTCGACCAGAACGGCTGACGGGTCCTTTCCGGCAATCCGACAGGTTACGGGGCGGCGACCTCGCGGGTTTTCGCTATTTATGAAAATTTTCCGGGAACCATGTCCGGTTTCTCTGCAAGTTAACTACATGAAAAATATAAGAACGGGCTTTCCGTGAACCGGACATGCGCAAAAAATGGACATGTAAACCGGACATGACCGGTTTTGTGCTAATTGTGAGGTGAGAGTTTTTGCGAGGTGAGGAGTGGCTACGCAGACTGAAGTTGCCAGGCATTTAAGTCTGACCGATCGCCAGCTTCGCAGATTGCAGAAATTGCCGGGTGCCCCGATATC